GAATCTGTATTGTTGACTTTTACGTCTTGTTTCTTTTTTCTTGGCATGATTTCTATTTACTATAAATACCTGTATTTAAGGTTTTATTGTAATTTTTCTACAAACCATGATTTTTCAAGAACTCATAAAGCTCTTTATAACGTTTCATAGCCAATCTAATATCTTTAGTTGATAGGTTGGTATAATTTCGCATGGTTTCAAGAACAGATACTTTATTATATTTGGTTCCACCATTCATTGATTCGAAGATTTTTTCCCAATTTTCAAGTATTTCAATTAAAGCAAAACCTACTTTCTTTTCGTTTTGACTGAGCTTTTTCTTTGGAGGTTGATTTTCATCATTTAATTCCTCTTTAATTCCATTGATAATGTTCTTGATGAAATTATCCATTGAAAAAGTTTCTGAGTCAATAACATAAGTTAAATCTTCTCTTTCTTCTATATTCTCAGATATATCTTCATATGAAGTAGTCTGTTTCATGTGCTTCTCATCTTTGATAAGAAGACCAAGAATATAGTTCTTGCTTATGGTTCCAAAATATGAATAAGCTTTCTTTCCTCTTCCAACTTCAAATTTATGAAGTTTAGTCATTAAGAAAGAAACAGTATCACTATGAAGTTCATCAAACGTTTCACGTTTTCTGTATAGTTTGTAGCGTCTAATGATAGATTCAATCATCTTATCAAGTGGTGCTTTTAACCATTCATTGAAAACTAAATTACGTTCAATTTCATTTGTTATAACAACATTGGCATTAGCAATATCAATACTACTAGTTATTTGAAAACTATTATCTGTAAAGTTACTTGTTTCAATGTCAATATCTATAGTTAAAAATTTATTATCATTACTGTATGCTTTTTCATTTTTAATTATATAGTGTGCTGTTACAACAACATCTTTACCTAACTTATGTTTGATAGTAATAGGTTTATTGTTGGTGAAATCTACTGTTTCGATGCATCTAGAGTCTAAGAATTTGATAACGGCTTCTTCTTCTTCTGGACCAAAGTACAATTCGTTTTTCCTTTTACGTCCTCGTTTAGTTATCATTTATGCGTTTTCTGGTTGATATGTTAGTTGTCTATCTTTAGGGAAATAGTATTCTTTCTTTGCTTGTGATAACCACCATCTAGCTTCAATTGGATTAAGACTTTCTTTGTATTGAGCGAATAATGATCCTTGTCTTTGGTTAACATGTTTGTAACCAAATCTTGGGATGATCATAACTCTAACTGATTTGAATGTCATTCTCAATAAGAATTCGTAGATGAATGTTAATTTGATATTTGATTTAAGACCACCAATTTGATTGAACAATTCTTTTTTAATTACAAGTCCATCAATATTGAAGTTTTGATATGCCAATAGACCATTATTATCCAAGATACCTAATTCGTCTGAAAAACTATTTGCCCATACTGCTTCATTTGTAAAACCAATGAATTGGCCAGCAGCATCAACATCAACAATGATTGGCATAAAGATACCAACATCAGGATGTGCGTTTCTATATTCAAGAACATTTTTAAACCAAATCTTAGCGTATTCATCATCAAATTCAAGAATACTAAACCATTCAGATTTAGATACACTGACACCAAAATTAACTTGTGCAGAAAAGTCTGTTGCTCCTTCGTTTTCAGCTATAACAACTGAATTTTTAAAATCACCATAATCAAATGATTGAACGAATGTTGCTGCTTCACTACCTTTAGGTACAACAATTACCAATTCATCTGGTGTTACTGTTTGTTCTTTAACGCTAAGAACTGCGTTAGCGAATAATTTTTTTGTTTCCTCATTCAATTCATGCACAGGCAATATAACGCTAATGTCTGTTTTAATTTTATTTTCCATTTTTTTGTTTTTTTATATATTCCCTCTTAGGGATTGTTATTTTACTTTGTGTTTGATTTGATTTTCTTAACCAAATAAACCCTTTTGCTGTCTTATTAGGTTTGTCTAGTATTAATTGTATATGTCTATCACTGATATTAAACACTTTTTTAATTTCAACTATTGATTGCCATGTTTTAATTAATTCACCATTTTTATCATATTGCAATATTTCAATTGTTCTAGTGTCTTTATATTCATTAATTTTTTCTTTTTTATCAAATGACCAAATAAAACCACCACAACTATTTAATTTTCCTTTACAAACTTTAAGTATTGAAGAAGAATCTATTTTCAAATATTTATTAGCTTCAGCAGCTGAATTCCATTCTTTAATAAAATATCCATTTATATTATATTGAAAAATTTTTCTATATTTTGTTCTACCACCAGTACCACCTTCACTTATGTTGTAACCTAAGGTTGTTGCTGATAATGCAGTAATCCAATATATCTCCCTATCATTTAACTCTTTTTTAGTTAAACAAGTCTCAAGTATTTCTTTCTTAAAATTTTCAATACCATGTTTAATAATTGATTGTTTTAATATTTTACCAGAACCCAAATATTCTGAACAATTTTTTTCATCTTTACCCACATAATATTTGCCATTTAGAAGGTTTGTTGTTTTATATATAACCATATTTTTGTTTCTATATAAATACCATAAATCTGGAAAAAATACTGAAATAATTTATTTTAATCTTGTTATTTTACATCCTTGACCTCTATTTGGTATAAACAATGACACCACATCGTGAAAGTCTTTTAAAGGGTTTTTTTCCATATAAAATTTATCAATAAATGCTGGAACATCTGCTTCATCAATATTACCAACATCAATGTTAAACACAAATACAAGTGTGTCTGCAATAGATTTAGTTTTTGTTTTTTCTTTCATTTCTATTTTTATTATTTTATAATTATGCGTTAGTTTCAGACAATGATTTATTTTGTTCTTCCAATTTAGTAATCATAGCAATCATTTCTAGTTTTCTATTTTCAACTAAACCAAAATAAACTTCTGCTAATTTTTCTTTTTGTTTTTCAGGTGAATAACTTCCTTGGCTCTCTTTAATTCCTTCCATTAAATCTGAAGGTACAGAATCTTCTAACCATACTTTAACATATGTAGCAATTAATTCTGGTATATTTAGAGTTGTGTTAGTCCAGACACCATTTTTTCTGATCATTAAGTTTCCATTCTCATCTTTGGTTTCCATCCATTCTGGAATCATATTTGGCATCTTTCCGATAACTGGTGTTGAACACTCCATTGCTTCCAATGGGAAAGTTCCAAATCCAGATTGATCGTCAATCCAAACAGCTAAACAACACTTGCCTAATTCAGTTGCGAATTGCTTTCTAGGAATACCTCTTAATTCTTTAAATGTAATCCATTTATAGATTGGATATTGAAGATAGAATGACTTGGCAATCTTTGCTGCATCACCTTGATTTCTTGTATGAATGGCAATGATTGGTAACTTAGGTTTGTTACTGTTAGTAAAATAACTAGGAATAGATACAGGAACAATATGTGTTCTGATTGATGGGAAAAGATTACTCAAGTAAATTGCTTGTTTTTGTGTTGTTGTAATAACATCATTAAAACCATAATCAACATTCCATCTTCGACCAATTGGTAGCAATTCCAATAAGTAATCATAACTTTGTGAGAAGACAATTTTCTTACATGGGAAGCCTTTAATTTGATCCATGATATTAGCAAAAATTTCTGGAATAACAATGAAGTCAGCAGGACCAACATTAAGGCTTTGGCTTTCAATTGAAATGTGAGGTAATGCAGCATATTCTTCACCTAACCAATCAGAAATTCCTTGTCCGTTTTCATCAGTAATGAGTTTATAATCATTCTTTTCATGAAGAATTGATGCTTTATATCCCAACTCGTTAAGTAATTTAACGTGTTCATAAATATTAGCAATACCAGCTGTTGGATTGCCTTTTGTATCCAAGGTAAAGAAATATAATGTAAAGTTTTTATTTTCTAGATTTTCAAGAACACTTTTAATTTGTGTTAATTGTTCTTCGATTTGTTTTTTTTGTTCTTCCATTTTTGTGTTAGTTTGTTTTAACGTTATTCTTTTTCTTTTAGAATTCCATAATTATAAAGCGTATTGAACGCTAATTTAAATGATAGAGGTGTTTTTGACAATCCTCTTTCTGCACCTAATGAGTCATCTGTTTCTTCATCATAATCAATTACAGTTTCTAGCATTAGTCTAAGAACATCGTATTTAGGGCCATCAATTTCTTTGCCTCTATCGTTGCTCATTTCAACTACTTCTTCACTTATAATTGCACCATCTTTGTCTTTCGTTACTTTTGTTTCAGTCATAATTACTTTATCAGTAGACTTTATACCAATTGGTGAAATTGTTTTCTCAAAAGCAGTTAAATCGATGTAGTAAAATACACCACCAAATTCTATCATATTATTTAAGTTCTTCGTATGATGTTGTTATTATTGTTGTTGACAGGATTTTATTTCTGAGTTCTTCATCTTTGATAAAATCCAATATCGAATTTATTTCATAATCAGCTGGAATATCTTTATTATAAGGTGTTTTAACCTTTACACTAATCTTTCCAGCTGGTTTCAACTCTAATGCTTTTGGATTGGCTGTGATCAACACATCTAATCCATCCCATTTTTTTTCATATGTATTAACGAAACGTAAATTATTTATTCTAGCACCAGTCTTAGATAAAAAGAAAAAAGTAGATGGAATAGCTTTGTTAACTTCTCTACTTACAATTTCTATTTTATGTTCACCATCATCTTCCATGTTCATCATGAAATCATTGAAATGATTGATTAGACCATCAGTCATTTGATCTGCATGACCAAAGATTTCTAGAGGTGCTTCCAAGTATAGGAAGCTGTTAAGTTTGTTGATGTCATCAAACTTAAAGAATTCGATTAAATTGAAATTAGTTACATCAGCCTCAGTGATGTTAGTATCTGCAACGTACTTGTTGTAAGTGTAAATAAATTGCCCAATAAAATCTCGTAAAACCTCGTTTATAGTTATACCTATTTTCATAAAGCAAATTTATCGCTAAATAGTCATAAGTAAAGTAAAAACCAATAATTTAGGAAAAAAACTTACGAATTCTTTTAAAAAGTGGCCAATTGCCTCCTTCTTTTATCGTCTGTGACTTTGGTGGG